AATGTCTGTGGGCCGCTCCGCGCGGGGCGGCCCGGTTGCTTGTTAGCCCGCCCCTAGACGCCGGCGTTCTTTTGCAGGCCGCGGAAATCGATCGCGGCGGATGCGAAGTCCAAACGAGCCTTGATTTCGAAGCCGTCCACGTCGAAGCCCTGACGGGTTTCGATGTATACGCCGTCCTGGCCCTCGAGGTAGCAGAACTCGATCGTGTCGATCATCGTGGGCTTGGCTGCCAGGTACCAGGCGGTGCTCGAGGCGGGGTCGAGACGCGGTTCGACGACCGGATTCAAGGTGCGAACCCACTCGGGAATCACGTTCCCGACCGAGGTGGTCGCGACCAGGTTGATGGGCGCGATCAACTGCATGGCGGCCGTTTCGAGCGAAGTCGGAACGATGAGGAACGTGGGCTCCAGGTTGAGGTAGGTGCCCTTGGGACCCCTCTGCAGCCGGAACTTTGAACGCGAAGTGGCCAGGGAAGTCAGAGAGAGCGCGGAACCGGCGCCGGTGAACAGGTTGTTGTGGGCGGCGAAGAAAAGGACGTTGCCGTCCTCGATCATGACCTGATTGCCGGTGATCACGGCCCACACCGTGTCGGACTCGAGGCGCGCCGCGGCTACGCCAAGCTGAAACGGGACCCGGGTCATGGCCTGCAGATCGTCGTTGATGATCACCTTGCGATCGATGGCCACGACTTCGCCGAAGGTGGCGAGCGCATAGGTCTGCACGGAATCGCTCAGCGGAGCCCGGTGGTATTCACCCGTCTCGTTGAGCGGCTGCAGCGCCTGCAGGTCGGACATTTGAACGCGGTTCACCGGCTTGAAGTCCACCGCCGAGACCTGGCGGCAGAACTGGGTGAACGTGCGCGGCGCCGCGAGATATCCTTCGCGCAGGGTCTTGTTGGCGACGTTGGCGAGAATCGCCGGGAAGTCGGTCGTGGTCAGCGCGCTCAGTGCGATCCGGTCGGGATTCATGCCCCGAGTCCGGACGCCCTTTACCTCCAGGCACTCGCGCGCCAACTCGCTGAGCCGCATGCCCACGAACTCGCGGCCCTTGCCCTCTTCGAGCTTCACCGAGGACGGATTGTCGCGATACAGGATGTACGCCGCCATGCTCTCGCGCATGGTGTCGCCCGCGTCACGGGTGACGGTGGCGTTGCCGGGCTGATTCGGATCCGTCGGCGGCTCGGCCCTCCCGAGGGCCGCCAGTCGCTCGAGGATGCGGATGCCCGCGTTTTCGCTGGAAGCGCCACTGTCGATCAGTTCGAAACTGAACCGCTCGCCAAGCTGGGTTTGGAAAGGAAGCGTCATCTCGCGGATCTTTGCGACCCGCAAGCGCTCCGCCTGAACGGCCTCGTCCCGAAGTTTCTGTTCATCCACGGCCGGCAGTGCCACCGCCTGCACGACAGCCGCGGACTCTTCCGAGCGGGCACCGGCGCCCGCAGTGATGGTTGCATTCTCCATCGGCTTTTGCTCCTTAGGGCTGATTGCCCGCGTCGCTGCCGCAGCGGATGCCGTGGCTTCAACGACTTCGTTCTGCGGCCCTGCGGCCGCGGCGCTCATCAGAACGGCACCGGCGTCAGCGGGCACCATCGTGAGCGAGATTTCGTACGGCTCCCAATCGATCGCCGTGAATTGTTTGCGGTCCTGGCCCTTCGGCGTCGTCTCGTTTTTGGTCACAATCCGCGCCCCGACCGAGACGTTGCGGACGATGCCCGCTTTGATATCGGCGCGCAGCGGGGCCAGATCATCGCGCTGGCTAAACTGCAGGGTCGCGACCGCCTTGCCCTTCTCGACCCGCGCGGTGCCAGGCTTCACGACGCCCAACTGATCGCGAATGCTGCCGAAGGTATTGTGGTTGTCGACGACCGGCGCGCCGTTGTTCAGCCGGTCCATCCGGATGGCGCCGGGATCGAGGCTGAGCACCAGGTCGTAGGGCTCTCCGGTCCAGAAATCGACCCGCGGGACCGTCGCGCCACTGTAGAAGACGCAGTCGACCGTGGAGTCCCCGTCGTCCCAGGTGTCGGGAGCGAAGGAAGCAGAAAATGTCTCGACCTGCGTGTGGGCCGGAGGCCCCGGAACGACGCCAGGCGGTCCGGCCGCAGCGGTGATGTTTTCCCTCAACATGAAGCCTCCTAATCGCGTGGGTGAATGTGCACACCGGTCCAAAAGCAGGGCGGGCGGCCGATGCCGCCCACCCGCATTAAAAAGGCGGCCAGGTTAGAACCCGCCGCCGCGTCGTTTATGGGATATGTCTGGCGTCGATTACTGCATTCGTGCCGCGAAGTACCCGGCCTCGCCGAGTTTCGCGATCAAACCGAGCTCGCGCTCCAAATGGTCCACATGTTCCTGGTGCCACTTGAGCAAGTGCTCGAAGAGGTTGCGGGTCGTATCGTCCAGCGCTTGCTGCGCAATGCCCACCGCCCTCTCATAGGGCTCAACGATCCCCATTTCGAGACCCAGCTCCCGCTGCAGCATTGCGGTGACGCTGGCAGAGTCCAGCACCGGCGCCGGGGCATATGCGACGCTGCCCTCCAGGAATAGAACGCGGTCCTCGACCATGCCGAGGAACTTGCCGCTGTCCCCGCCAAAGTCGGCGGCCTTCTTCGCGTTCTTTTTCAAACCGACCTCGCGCAGGCAGCGCGCGTCGGTGCCATATTGCAGGTGGATCGTCGCCTCGAGCGCGAGGGCGCTCTGAAGCACCCCGACAACCTCTGGATTACCCTTCATTTGTCACCGTCTTTCTCCAGTTCTGGGCTTTGTGTCTTATTTGGCACATTGATCTGGCCGCGATCGCTGGTCCGCCGCGGGTCGCCGTCCAGGATCACGCCGCCGTCGTCGAACTTCTTGTTCCAGGCGATGAGCTCTCTCAACTGGCCGTCGGGATCCTGGCCGTGACTCGCCACCATCTCCGGCCAGGTGAGCGCCCCGGTGCGGAGGGATACCTTCTCGGCCATCGCATCTTTAAGCGGATCCACCGATTCAAACTTGGGCGGAGTGAATCGAACGCCATAGTTTTGCTCGGGGATCTCGCCAGCGATGAAAGCAATGTCGATGAACCTTTTCCAGACCGGCAGCAGCAGTTGCGGCACCAGGCACAGCCAGCGATAGGCTTCGATGGTGTTGCGGAACCCCAGCATGCCGCCGCGGAACGAGGAATAGTTCACGGCGCTCATGTCGCCCGTCAGCAGCTCGTATGGGAGTGTAAGGCCGGCCGCCACCGAGCCCAACTGCGTCGCGCGGTAATCCCGATAACCCGCGCTGTTGGCCGGTGCCCCGAACTTCACATCCTCGCCCGGGCGCAGCCGCTTGATCACGCCCGGCTCCAGGAACTCCGTCGGCAGATTCGTGATCGGGTCCGTGCTCGTTTCCGTCAGGTTCATCATCGAGCCATCCGGCGAGATGACAAACGCGGCGAAACAGGCCTCGATCTTTTTTCGGACCAACTCGGCGTCTTCGTATTCGTCGAGGTCGCGGAGCTTCAGGATCACCGGCGCCAGCCACGTAACGCCGCGGACCTGGCCGGGCCGGTCCTTTTTATATACGTGGAGCACGGACTCGGCAGGAATGGGCTTCGAGATGAAACCGGCCTGCCAGTTCGTTAGGGTCAGGCAGCCCGGGTGATTCCCGAACATCCAATACGCGACGCGCCGTCCAATCTTGTCGAATTGCACGCCCTCGATGATCGTGCCGGTGTCGAGAGACAGCGTTTTGTTGTGGTCGAGGTAATCAGGCTCCAGCACCTGGAGCTGGAACGGGACGTCGATTCCATCGCCCGGGCGTCGCTGGCGAAATCGAACGATACACTCGCCGCTCTCGGCCACGGCGCGCGCCACCTGCCACTGGATCCCGAAGAAATCGAACTGCCCATCCGCATCGCAATCCGTGGCCCAGCGCTCGAACTTCTGATCGATCAGGACGTTGAGCTTATCGTCGCCCGTGTTGGCGCGCGGAATGATACCCGTCCCGATCTGGGCACCGACGAGCTCCGACAAAGCCTTCGTGGCGTAGGGATTGTTGCGGGCCAGGTCGCGGGCGCGATCGCGCAGCCACACCATGGAGCCGAAGGTCTCCCGGTTGGCATCCGAATTCGATGTGATCCAGCCGCCGGTCCGGCGACCCCGCATAGCGCCGTCATAGGAGAATTTCTCGGCGACATGCAGTGCACGCCGGTATTGCACGCGCCGCAACGCCGCCGCGGGCGACACCCACCCAATTGCCCGGTCGATGAAATTCATAGGCTTAGTCGCGCGGCCAGTTGCCGCGACCATCTTTCGAGTACTGGCCAAGCGAGAAACTGGGCGGGGCGTTCGGCTGCAAATTCCCAATCTCTGCGTCGAGAGCCGCTCTGGCCTTCAAGAGCGCGTCCGTGGAGGCGTACTCGACATGCTGCCCGTCGACGGTCATTTTCAGCACGCCGCGACCGATCATCCATGTCAGCTGGTCGCGCTGTGCCTGCAGGTCTGCGAGTGCGATGGCCATGTCGTTTACCGCCCGAACCAGTTGGGGCGGCCGCCCAGGAAGCTACCGCCCGGCCCGTTGAGAAATGGATTCCGCGCGTTGGCGCCGGAGTCCCTCCGTGGCGCTGGCTGCGGCTGCTCCGCGCTTTGCTCTTGCGTGGTATTTCGCTGCGGCGCTGCGGCGATTCTCCGGCCATGCTTCGCAAACCGATCGCAGAACAGATTCAACTGCGCGCCGGAAAGCCCCAGCGACTTCAGCGCCGCATAGGCGTAAACCCGGCAGTCCAGCGCTTCATTGCGCGCCCCATCCCCCTTGCGCCATTCGTGTTTCGCGAAACCGTTGTGATACCGGATGAACTTCTTCTCCGCGGTTAACTGCTCGAAGTACTCGAGGTCCCGCCCGAGCGGGAAATGACAATAGCTTGGGCCGGCGTCTTTGACCTTGAGCCGGTCGTGGACCGCATCCTTCGCGGCGTTGACGCCGATCATGAAGAACGGCGTCTGGTTCTTGCGGCTGGGTTTGTGCGGCCAGATCGTCCCGTCGCCGGACCGCCCTTTGGTCGCGAAGACGCGCCGGTTGTAACGGTCGCGGGTGAAGCGCAGCACGGTGGCGTCCTTGTAGCCCGAATCGATGCACGCCGCCTGGACCCGCAGCTGCTGCCCGTTCTCATGCGTGTAAATCGACAGCAGGATTTCGTCCAGCGCCGCCCACACTTCGTTGCGCAGGATGTCGCCGGGGATGACGTGATAGGCGACCGACCACGACTCCTCATCCCTGCCCCAGCCCGCGATCTCCAGCTCGATGCGGTCGGCCTGGACGTCGACGCCGGCGGTGAGCAGACAGGCGCCCTCCGGCACCTCGGCCGCGAACGGCTCGCAGCGATTCCACAGCGCGTGCGCGTCGGCGACGACTTCGTGTTTCTCCTCCCACAGCGTGGCGAGGACCGTGTTCATGAACGCCTTGAGCGTCTCCGGCGAGCGCTTCGCCGCCAGGAATTCCGTCGCGATGGTGCCCCAGCTTCGTTTCGGCGAGATGAGCTGGTTAACGCGGAAGCCCGGGATGAGCGAGCCAGGGTTCTGGGCCCGATAGCCACCCTGCTCGACCATCGAGGCTTTCTTGTGTTCAGGAATTAGCGACTTACAAAGCCGACAGCGATACTGCGCGGCTTCCGGATGCCCTTCTGGCCAGGCCAGCCCACCCTCAGCCCCGTCGCCCAGCTCCAGCACCTGGAACTCGCCGCAGTGCGGGCACGGCACGAAATACTCGCGCTGGTCGCTTTGCAACCAGGCCAATTCGATCCGGCTGCATCCTTTTATAGTGGGCGTCGAGCACAGCAGGATCTTCTTGTTGTGCTCAAACTCCGCCGTGCGCTGGATCGCAAGCGAAACCGGATCGCCCTCGGTACCG